CTACCCGAAAATAACACCCGTGATATTTTGGTCATTGTCAATCTTAATTTCTTTAATGACAGAACGCCAGAGCGTCCGCTTTTCTTCACGGGTCAATGTATTATAGATAGTTCTGAAATCATTATCAAGGAGCTTTCGCACAGCTGCAAAGTCTGGTGCTGGGTCTATGTTTGGTTCCGGTATTTGATTCAGTGCAGCAGTATATATTTCATAGTCCTTTTTATAGTCTTCAATGTTGATAAGATCATTTACATATAATTCTTTCAGTTTTGTCAGCTTCCGCCTTAAAGCAGCTTTATCGGTACGAACGGCAGCAGCCTTTTTCTTCGCTGCTTCAACTTCCCATTCCAGCTGGCAGCGTTCCAATTCTTCACCTAAATGCTCAAAAAGCCAGTTTTCAACATAGTCTTCACGGGCTGAATGATTGTGACAACAACGCCCACGCTGGAAATGTTGGGAGCACCTATAATAATAAATACCACGAGACACATACCCGACAAGTTTATGATTACATTCAGAACAGGTAAGAATTGATGTAAATATATATACCCTACCAGCTGGCGTAGAACGCACATTACGTTTCAGAAGTGCTTGCACACGATCGAATTGTTGCTGATCTATAATAGCGGGGCAGAATGAAGCATTGAATCTACCGCCGCGATCGTACACACCAGTATACAATTTTTCTTGAAGCATCCGGCGAAAAGTGGCATCGCACCAGTTGACACCGTATGTCTCACGGATATAACGGACAGTTCCACGCTGCGACACGGTAGCTTCAAAATGATTAAAAGCATCTTGCACAATAGCGGCATCTTCCGGGACGATTTCAAGGCGTTTTTCATCGTTGACGCGATACCCGCAAGGGGCAGAGCCGGAAACAACAGTGCCGTGCGCAATCTTGCTGTCAAATACAACGTCAATTCGTTCTCCGTCTATATCAGCTTCATTTTGCGCAATGGACAATTTAACATTGATATACAAGCGTCCGTTCGCGGTTGTAGTGTCATACTCTTCATCAGTAGTTTTCCAATCGCAGTTGTGAGCCTGTAGTATTTCCATAACTTTGTAATAGTCAGCGACAGAACGGAACCAGCGATCAAGCCGAGCGAATAGAAGTATATCTATTTCATTGCGTTTGACAGCATCTATCATTCGTTGAAATTCTGTTCGTTTGTGAATATTTTTTCGCGCCGTTTTTGCGGCGTCGATATAGACACCAACGATCAACCAGCCGCGTTCTTTTGCGTACGATTCAAGACGTTCTTGTTGGGCTTCGAGCGATAACCCTTTTATTTTCTGTTCTTCACCGGAAACACGGATATATAAAGCAACCCGGACAAGAGCCGGGGCGATTTCCTTCTTTTTCATAAAATCACCACATTTCTATTGAAATTCCTTTTATTTCCCGCCTTACAGTGATAATATAAAAATGCAGACGGTATGTTGTATCTGGTATGATATATCTTTGCACCGCACCCGGAGTGTTCCCAGCACTGCGGGTGTTTTTATTACCAGTATTTACCTGTAGTTGTAGCAATGTCACGATCTTATAATTGAAAAGCACCCAGCTTTTCTGCAAAAGAAAGGTCGTGGGAGATATGAAAAGAAAATACATATATTATAGCAACTGTAAGATATATGCAATATATTACAATAGCAACAATACAATGTATATCAATCTCAACTTCAATGGTACGACACAAGTTATTGTAAGAAAATAAAGCGGAGTTGCTGGGTGTTCCTCGAAAGAGGAATTGACCAACACCGATACTTACATCAAACCCGGAGCGTTTCAAACGCTTCGGGTGCTTTTATTTCTATTCAAGCGTCACATTATAACCACCCTTGAAGTGCTTAGTTGCAATTCTCACAATATCAACTATCCAGCCAATACCAAAAAGACCAAGGGTAAACAAATATAAAAAGCCCATACCAGCGCGACGGGTATAAAAATAATGCGCGCCGAAATAGCCAAGCAGAATACACAGGACAAGAGCAACAGTGTTACTTTTTGCATAGTGCGGCTGGTTGGCAAGGATTTCTTCCATTTCCTCAACACTTCCCGGAACATACACAGAACCGATACCAACATCAACGGTTTGACCGCTTGGAGAACTTGCAGAAGTGCGGCTTTTAGAAGTTTTCGTATCTACATAAGAAAGACCAGTACCGGGGATGCTGGCGGATGTTGTAACCGTGCCTTTACTGTTGATTGTTTTATGATAACCCTTTACGCCAGCAGTTAAGCTAACACTGCTTTTATTAACATTTAATTTTATACCCGGAGCAACCTTTATACTTTTTCTAAAACGAGTACCCATACATAAACCCTTCCTTTCTAAAACAAATTATTTTGAAGTGACAAAACGCTGGGAGCGTAGAACTACCCAGCGTTATCATTTTTGTCTAAAACTGGCGGGAACTGCCGTTCCAGTTCTTCCGGTGTGTCCGGTATGTCGTCGTATGAAGGAATACTTTCTGAATCAGCAACAGTTATGTATTTTTCAATCATTTGCTGTAGTGCTTCCCAGTCACTTTCATCGAAAAGAGCAAAGGTCTTAAATATATTCTTTGCAAATTCGTTTTCTCCAGTCATTACACGATCAATAAGTGCGCTGTATTCTGCTTCATTGCTGGCATACATATCACCAGTGCCGTTCAACAGCCATTCTTCGCTGATGCTAAATTCGCTACAGATCAACTTATATAATGATAATTTCTGGTCCGGTCTGGCAAGCGCGTTCAATTCAATGTTCTTGATAACGGAACGACTAACACCGAGACGTTTTGCAAACGCTTCTTGCGACATTTTCAAAACTTCTTTTCTTAAAATTCTAATGCGTTCGTAAACTTCCATTGAGCAAATACCCCCTTTCTGTGAATTTGTGATTTTAGTATAAAACTATAAAATGGTTTAGTCAAGACAAAAAGACAAAATATTTTGCAAAAAAGGATTGACAAGGACAAAAATAAAACATATAATGGCTTTACAAGGACAGAAGAAAAAGACAAAATGTCCTTACAAACCAAAAGAAAAGGAGGTGGCAACAGTATTGAATAAAAGAGAATTGGAACTGCCGTATTCAGACGCGCTGAAAAGGGCACAAGTTGCAACATTTTCAGGCGAAGAACTGAAAGAAAAAAATTTTAACCGTGCAAATGCCGAAGGATTTGAAAAGGCAGTAATAATGCTGAAACACTGGGCGGAAATGGTAGAAAAGGCAATGCGGGAAAATGACAGCTTCCGCATTGAAGTGAACTACAACGCAGAAGCCGACAAAGCTACATTTGCAATCTACACGCCTACAACAGCCGGGAAAGACGGCAGCAGACAGGAACATTCAGACTGCTAATATCAAAACTATCTTCAACAAAGAAATTTGCAGACTGAAAACCTTGCTTCCAAAGAAGACAATTGAAAGAAACATTTTCAATACGGTCAATCAAAATGGTTTTTTCATCAAGTGAAAGCGACGAAAAATCAATTTCATACTGATGCAAAGACATATAACACACCCACTTTTGCTGTAGATTATCAATCCGGCATGACTGATAAGAACATTATAGCAAAGGGACAGAAAACAGAAAAGGAGGAAACGAACATGGCAGCAGTTGAAGCAAAAGACAAGAAAAAAGAAATGATCGAGAAGTCAGCACAGGAGTTTCAGAAGTTGGCGGACGACAACAAAATGTTCATTCTGGGTTATATGCTGGGAATCCAGCAGGAACGCCAGAAGGCGCACAGACAGCCACAGACGGCGTAGGAGGTGGCAAACATGGAGGTACAGGGCACGTTTGATGTACAACGCTTTTTTGACACACTGGCAATGATTATTTCACAGCGGGAAAATGTGAAAGTTACAGTGACAGTAAAAGAGCGCGAAAAAGAAAAGGCGCAGAAGTCGGCATGAAAAAAGACAGTTACCGGATATGTACCGACAGGCAGCCACGGCACGGCAGCAGTTGCAATAATAGACAGGAGAAACAATATGGAAAAAGACAATAAAAAAGGCTTTGCGTGTGCCGGGAAACACAATCCGCAAAGTCTTTGATTGGACTAAAAGCCCGATATTCAAATACAAGTATATTGTACCATAAAGAGCGGGCAAAGTCAAGCAAGCAAAGGGCAGAAAAGCCCGAAAACATAAGGTTTTGGCGACCTTATGGCGAGCTTGTATGAGGTATTAACATTCCCACGAATATATATATATTTATTTATATATGCAGTATGGACAATATACGAGGATAAAAGGGAATGTCTATACATGGTGGTACAAGGTAAGGAGTGTGCAGCTTGTTTATCAGAGAAAAGAAGATAAGCTGTGGACGGTATACAGAAGTTGACATTATCCCTAGAACAGAAGAAGCAGAGCTGGCGAGTAAAGGAAAGAGGGGGAAACGGGAAAGAGTGACCCCACCAAAGCAAGCGGCACTGAATGACAAGAACAGTAAACGCTATTTAATACAGCTAGGTAATGGCAATTTCGGAAAAGGAGATTTACATACATCATGCACGTATGACAATGACCATTTACCCAAGACGGTTGAACAGGCAGAGCAGATCGTATCAAACTATCTGCGCCGCATATCGTACAGAAGAAAGAAGCTGGGACTTGAACCGCTAAAATACATACTTGTCACAGAATATGCCTACAACAAGGAAGGCGACTGGCTTAAGCGCGTACATCATCACATCATTATGAATGGAGGAATGGACCGTGACGAAGTAGAAGTAATGTGGACAAACAAACGTATTAACTGGAAAAAGTACCATGAAGACAGCACATACACGGTAGATCAGCTGGGCTGGGTAAACACTGACCGTTTGCAGCCAGACAAAAACGGAATTGAAGCATTATGCAAGTACATAGTTAAGGACCCACAGGGGAAGAAACGCTGGTCAAGCAGCAGAAACCTTGACCGACCGGACACGCAAAAGAGCGACAATAAGCCGGAAGAGCAAAGAAACAATGAACACTGGAGATACAGCCGTAGACTTGCCGGAGTGTATGAGAAATGCAACGACAGCAAGTACAGCAAGAAAAAAGTGCAGCAGTTGGCGACGATGCCGGATGCGGGGCTGGAAGAGTTCAGAAAGATTTACAGCAACTTCGAGATCGTAGAAGTGACGCCCGTGTATTATGAACAAACGGGCTGGCATATTTACTTGAAAATGTGGAAGAAGGAAAGAAAGAGAGGGCGCAGTTGTGGAAATAAAAAGAAAATTAACACTAAATCGGGTTAAACGCCGGAAGAAGGCAAGAGTGCTGGCGGGAGATTATGCGGTGTTAGGCTTTTTAAGTGCTTAAGAAGGCAGCACGTATAAGAAAGGAGCTGGCAGCAGTTGGAAACGCAGAGGAATAAAGTTGAAGTCGGGGACATACTGGCGAGTATGCCCGGAAGCGATCGTATAGTCATTATGAACGCGGCACGGAACGTGATATACAGAGGATATGCAGCAAATGCGCTGGAGAGTATCGACACAAGCCGCAAGGTTGACAGGATGAAACAGGCAATGGAAGTATACCGGAAAGAAGAAGTGCTGTGGGATTGGACAAGAATAAAAGAACTGCCACAGTCGTTGACACCGGAGCAGACATTGAAGTATAGCACAGATCAGCTGACACAATTTGTTTTCACAGAAATACAGTTGGCGAACATATATGAATCTTGATACGGAGGTGGGGAAGTGAGAGCAGCATGGAAATTGCCAGAAGTAGAGAAAATGCAAACGGTTGTTCTTTCGTTACATCCAAAATGGTGGCGGAAAATGGCAGTGGGCGAAAAGGTTTTGGAGCTTAGAAAGTCGAAGCCTGTATGCAAACCGCCGTTCCGGGTACTGGTATATGTGACGGGCGGCGTGGGAGTGGTTGGCGAATTTATATGCCCGGAAGTGTTAGAAATCAAGAACTTTGAGGAAGCAGAAAAGAAAAGCCGGGTGCCAGCACATGACATTCACAACTACGCAGCGGGCAGCAGAAACAAAGTATACGGCTGGGAAGTATCAGCAGTCAAAGAATATCCACAAACGGTGACACTGGAAGAACTGGGAATAAAAAGAGCACCGCAGTCGTGGCAATATGTGAGGTAGAGAACATGGACCAGATACAACGTGAAAAGATAGCGGAAAAATTAAAGAAGATTAAGGCACTTGCGGAACGTGGCGAAGGTGGGGAAAAAGAAACCGCAATGCGAATGTACGAAGAACTGAAAGCGAAATATGAACTGGAAGACGAAGAAATCATGCTGGACGCAGTAACGATTCACTGGTTCGGCTACGCAACGGAACTGGAAGAAGAACTGCTGACACAGATTTTCTACAAGGTCACGGGCAGCGCGACATATCACACTTACGCGGGTAAATACAGCCGTAGGAAGAAGCGTGGCTGCGATTGCACGGAGATTGAAGCGGCGGAAATCACATTGCTTTTTAATTTCTACAAAGCGGAACTGAAACGGGAGTTAGAAGCGTTCATGGTGGCTTTCAAAAGCGGCAACAACCTTTACCCGGACAAGACCGCCCGTTGCTACAAAGAGAACAACGGAACTGCGCCGGAGAGAACCGACGAAGAAAAACGAATGTTGAAAAAGGCTGCGTGGTATTCACAGGTACTTGACAAGAGAAGACCACCACGAGCACTGATTGGAGAACCGGAGGTGGAAGAAGATTGAGTGAAGACAGAAAGAAAATCATTGCGAAGCTGGTGAAAGTAAAAGCACTTGCGGAGCGTGGCGAAGGCGGGGAGAAAGAAACAGCCCAGCGGATGTATGAAGCATTGAAAAGGCGGTATGAGATCACAGACGCAGAAGCAAACGGGGCAGCAGTTGAGACAGCGGACATATCAGACATTGACCAAAGATCGTTAAGAAAGTACCGGGGAATTTCCTTTGCATTGGCAGCAGTTGCAAGCACGCTGACGCAAGAAAACGAAATTTGCAAGGGTTGCCCGTATGCAAACAACGACAAACAGTGCGGAGAATGTAGCACATACTGGAACATACGGGATTTACAAGTAGAATTTGAAACCATGCAGCAAAGACTTGCAAAAGCAGCAATGGAGGTGTAACGGGTGAATGAAAAAATAGGTTTGATCGACGTTGACGGTCACAACTACCCGAATTTGCCATTGATGAAGTTGTCGGCATGGCACAAGAAACAAGGCGATCATGTAGAGTGGTACGAACCGTTTAGCGGACTTATACAAGAATATGACACCGTATATATGTCAAAAGTTTTTTCGGAAGAATACACAAAAGACTACACGGACCCGGTATATGCAAAGAAGATCATAAAGGGCGGGACTGGTTACGCAATCAGAAAAGAAAATGGAGTGGAAAAGTATAACACGGAAGCAGATACCGCACTACCAGAAGAAATAGAACACATATACCCGGACTATTCATTATACCCAGACAAGACAAAAGATACAGCGTATGGATTTTTAACACGGGGATGCCCGTATGGGTATGATACAGAACGCCCGGAAAGAAAACATACGCACGGATATTGTCATGTAAGTATGAAAGAGGGATTTTGTTCACACAAAGTAGCTGATCTGAAAGAATTCTGGAACGGACAGAAAAACATTGTACTTTGCGATCCTAATATTATGGCTTGCAAAGATCATATGGAATTATTGCAGCAGTTAGCAGACAGCGGGGCGACAGTTAATTTCAATCAAGGGTTAGACATAAAACTAATAAATGAAAAAGAACTGGAGCTGATAACAAGAATAAAAATAAAGTCAATACATTTTGCATTTGATAGGTACGAAGAAAAAGAAATAATCGTGCCGAGACTAAGAGCTTTTAAGGAAGCAACGGGCTATGACAAAAACAAAGGTTCCGTAATGGTATATATACTTGTCAACTTCGACACAACCATCGAACAGGACATAGAAAGAATACAGATTTGCAGAGAACTAAATTATAGCCCCTACCCAATGATATACGACAAGAAAAACGCAGATCAAGTGTATAAAAAATTGCAACGCTGGTGCAATAATTTTATTTTTTGGAAAACGCCAACATTTGAAGAATATGTGCACGGAAAAGTGGGAGGTGGCAGCAGTTGAACGATATGTGTTATGTGTGCAGCCCGTACCGGGGCGACATAAAGCGAAACAAGGAATATGCACGAAAGCTGACACGGGCAGCAATAAACAACGGATTCATACCAGTAACAGTGCATTTGTACTTGACGGAAGTTACAGACGACCAGAACCCAGAAGAGAGAAAACGGGGAATGGCAACAGGAATGGCAATACTGGAAAACTGCAAATACATTCTGATCGGCGACAAGTACGGAGTATCAGAAGGAATGAAAGCGGAAATGACGCTGGCAGCACTGAAAGGGAAGATCATGTTGTACGAAGAAAACGGCAAAACGTATCTTGTGGACAGCAAAGAAGAAATAAAAGCATAAAGCGAAAGAGAGGAAAAAAGAATGGGTATCAAAGAACAGAATTTTGAAGCGGGAAAGATCGTGGAGTTTGGCGGCAAAGAATGGGACGTGCTGGCAAGAGTACCGGGCGACCGTCGCCGATATTTGTGCATCACGCATGATATTGTGTGCTACAAGCCATTTGACGAAGAGAACAACAACGACTGGTTAAATTCAACATTGCGAAAGTGGTTGAATACAGAATTTATAAAAAGTCTGTCAGACGTAGTGATTGAAGATACAGAAGTTGACTTGGTAACAGACGACGGACTGTTTGACTACGGAGCAGCGGAAGACAAGGTATTTTTGCTGACACAGGAACAGTACAAGGCGTACAGGGATAATATGAACGACGTAGAAGACTGGTGGTGGTTAGTAACAGCACACAGCACAAAGACAAATTACGTCCGCCGTGTGCGCACGGACGGTTCGCTCGGCAGCAACAACGCGTACAACGGTGACGGTGGCGTTCGCCCGGCTTGTGTGCTTGATCTTGAATCTAGCATTGAATTACAGGAAAGCAGAGAGAAAAAGGCAGCATACACAGTAGAGATCAGAATGACGTATGACCCGAAGGAATTAGAAAAAATCAATGTTGAGGTCACAGAAGAAGAATTTGAAAAGTATTACAAAGAGATTAAAAGAGACGGCGCGGACAAATTGCTCAATTTCTTAAAAGAGAAAAACTTCTTTACACAGCCAGCAAGCAGAAAATATCACGGAGCATACGACGGAGGGCTTGCGCAACACTCAATCAATGTATACAAGCGTTTGAAATGGTTATGCGAGTACGAGAAAGAGACGTACAGCGAAGAAACGATTGCCATTGTGTCGTTACTTCACGATTTGTGCAAAGCTGATCTGTACGAAAAGACAACAGAAGGCGGATATGTATGCACGGATGAATTTCCGGTAGGTCATGGCGAAAAGTCGGTATTCCGTATTTTACAGTACATGAAGTTGTCGGATGAAGAGATCATGGCTATTCGCTGGCATATGGGAGGATATGACGTATCACAGACGGGACAGTACGACTTGAACAAAGCACAGAGACAGTCAAAGCTGGTAACACTTTTACACATTGCAGATATGCTGGCTTCAAGGCTGGACGACTAGGAGGAACAGAGGGCATGGCGACAAGAAAAAGAAGTGAAGCAACCGAACAGGAACGAGTTGTGAACTGGGCGCGGCACAATGAGTACCGCGCACCGTCGCTGGCATTGCTGCACCATATACCGAACGGCGGGAGCAGAAATAAGATGGAAGCGGCAAGGCTTAAAGCACAAGGCGTAAAAGCCGGAGTACCAGACTTGTTTCTACCCGTGCCGATGAATCTTAGGCATGGGCTGTATATCGAAATGAAGTTCGGAAAGAACAAGACAAGCGAGAAGCAAGACTGGTGGATTAACCAGTTGAGACAGCGCGGTTATGAAGTGCGTGTGTGCTGGGGAGCGGATGAAGCGATCAATACAATAGCAGCATATATAGGAATGACGGTATTTGAGACGTCGGAAGAGGAAGCAAAGAGAATTGAAAACAATAGATAGAACGATTGCACAGGAAGTGCCGTTTTACAACGATGCGCGAAGAGTATTAAAGGGCGAAAGGCGAAAACGCAAGTATAAAAAACAGCTGACAACAGGAGACGACACACCAAAACTTAAACAGGGCGTGACGATGCAAGAAGCGATAAACAGGCTACACGCATACGAACAGGTGGGGCTTACACCTTCGCAGATTGCCAATCTTAACGAACAGGTGAAAAATCTTACAGAGCGCGTCAAGAAATTAGAAAGCTGGGATTGAATGAAGTGTGTACTATGCGGCAAAACCATAACAAGCGACATGGTGATCTGTAGCGCGTGTATGCCAGACGGCAGAGAGGAAGCAAAGGAACTTGAAGACGTGGCAGCAGTACTGGCAATAACAGCAGATACAGACACAAATATCAAAAGATCAATGGAAGCAATATTGAATATCGCTGGACGATTAAAGCGGAAAGGAAAGAAAGATGGACTATAAACCAAAGATCGTAAAAGCAGTATTACATACAGGCGGAAGGACATATGAACAGATCAAAGCGGAGCTAAAAGGTCAAGGGTTTACGTGCAAGCAAATGAAAGCCATAGTGCGTGAAAACAACTACTGGGACGGTTTGACGTTGTACTTGTCATTGTGGAACTGGGATAATCACGAAAGCTGGCACTTGTGGAACTGGGAAGATAAAGACGACGAAAAAGTAATGCTGGCAATATACGAAGCGGAACAGTATCACCCATTTCCAAGATATAAAGACAACTTTGCGCAGTTTGAAAAAGACTGGAAGAATAAAGAATATGACCCCGGAGCATCTATGACATTTCCGCTGGACAAAGTAGAAGTACTGGAGGTATTGCAAGAGGAAGAAGACAACATTGACCATGAAGCAGCAAAAAGAGAAGTCAGAAAAGCGGAGAATATAAGACGCGACAGTTACAGACAACAGCGGATGCAGAGGATGAACAGGGCGCAGCGAAGAAGGGAACAAAGGAAACATGGGAAAGCGTAGGCATTTGAGCGGCGCGGAGCTTTTACAGTACCGGAAAGAGCAGAGAGAACAACAAAAGAAAAAGCAAAAGCTGGGAAATTCAGTAAATAGAAGACTGGAGAAGTACAACAGGATAGCGGATGCGGTAAAGAAAGCAAAGGAGGAACAGAAAGAATGTTGACATTTATAGCAAAAGCAGCAGTTGTGGTTGTAGCAGTGGCGATCATTGCAGCAATTATAGTGATTGCTGCGGGAGTATACATCAGCTTAAAAGGAGAAATCAAGAGAAAGGGGAAAAAGAATGGTTAAACGGATGTATCAAGCTGTATGCCCGTTAGAGGTAGGGGACACAGTGATCGAGCGTGTAGAAGACAATATGAAACCGCGACGTGTGTATTATGTGCCGCCGGGAGCGACAATCTATGAAGCCAGCGTAAAAGTGCACAAGGTAACAGACATTGCAAGTACATATTATCTGGCATCAAACAAGACAGAGTTTACATATCAGCTGGACGGAAACAGAGTTTACGAGCCGTTAGAAGTAATAGTGCCGATTGTCGATCTTGATAAATTACTGAAATCCAGAGACTTACAAAAACTTTAATACTTACGGAAGTATATAAAATGCACAAATATACTTCCGTAAGATTGTGCAATGTGCATATTGTGTTTATACTTCCGTAAGTATATAATAAAATCATCAAAGGAAAACAAACGGAGGGATGCAAAATGAAAGAAAACTATTTCGAGGAAATAAAAACCCGATTTATTGAAGCTGCAATGCGAACGAATGACAATGCGAAAGAAAAGGACGTGGAAAGAAACCATGTAAACTACGGTTGTTGCACATGCTGGGGACAAGTACTAAGAGACATGGGACATAAAACTGATGTGCCAGTATGGGAGGATAACGGCGTGTTAAAAATACCTTTTTTAAGCATCGACGGACAAAAAATAATAAATTTTGAAAACAATTAGGCGGCAGCAGTCACAGGAAGACTGGCGTTGTGCGAAAGCGTCCGCAGCGCGTGGCACAGATCAGCACGAAGGGTGGTTCGATTCCGCCCCGCCGCATTGCTGGGAAAATAAAAATATATCATACCGGAACAAGGAGGAATACCGAAAATGAAAGTATTATCAATCATCAATTTAAAGGGTGGAGTTGCAAAGACAATTTCAAGTGTAAACATGGCACATATACTGGCGACAGAAAAGAAACTGCGCGTGCTTCTGATCGACAATGACAAACAGGGAAACGCAAGCAAGATCATGAACCGTCACAGTTACGAACACAAAGGAACGGCGGAGCTTATGACAGAAAGACGCCCGGATATGTCAATGCTGATACAGCATACAGATTATGCAGACTTGGACATTATCACAGCAAATATGAATTTGCTTGGTGCAAATTTAAAAGTAATGCTGGACCAGCAGCGACCACAGCAGACAAGGTTCAAACAGGCACTTGAAACAGTGAAGAATGAATACGACGTTTGTATCATCGACAATGCGCCAGACATTAACGTAAGTACAATCAATGCGCTTGTTGCATCAACGGACGTAGCAGTACCGATCACGATTGACGATTTCGCGCTTGACGGGCTTGCGGAACTTAAAGAACAGATCGACAACACAAAGGAGGACTTAAACCCGCAGTTGCGGTTCTGCGGATGTTTCGTCACACAGTACGACAGAACAAATGAAGCAGATACACAGGGCGAAGAGTATCTAAGAACTTTAGAATATCCGGTGTTTACCACACATATTAGAAGAACGCCAAAGGTAAAGCCAAGTACGTTTGCAAGAATCCCGATTGTGGAGTATTCGCCACGATGCGGAGCGTCAACAGATTACAGAGCACTTGTTGAAGAATGGCTTAAAATGTGACCGAACCGGACACAAGGGAGGAATTGACAATGGCAAACAAGTTTACCATAACCGAGCTGCTGAACAAAAGATCGTTAGAAGCAGCGGCGAAAGAGAAGAGAGAAGAGACAGAGCCGGAAGAGATACCAGAAGAGGGAATAAGCAGCACGGCGGATATTTACGACTTAATACCATCGCAGAATAATTTCTACAGCGTAGAGGATGTGACGGACCTTAAACAGTCAATCGAATTACTGGGAGTACTGCAACCGCTGCTGGTAACAGAGGAAAAGGAAGACGGGAAATATCGTATTATTGCCGGACACAGAAGAAGAATTGCGGTATTGCAGCTGGTAGAGGAAGGCAAAGAGCGTTTCAGATACGTTCCGATTCTGGTCAAGCAAACAAAGTCAGCAATATTAGACAAGTTGGCACTGATTATGGCTAATAGATTCAGAGAAAAGACAGACTGGGAAAGGATGCGCGAAGCATTAGAGACAGAAACCCTAGCTATCCAGCTAAAAAAAGAAATGCAGCTAAAAGGGCGCGTGCGCGATCTGCTGGCGGAAATTATCGAAAGTTCACCAGCACAGTTAGGAAGATACAAAGCTGTATACAATCATTTAACAGCGGAGCTTATGACTGCTTTCAAAGCAGACAAAGTCGGAATAACAGTTATTTATGAATTATCACAGCTGCCGGAAGACTACCAGCAGAAGGCGGCTGAAACATTCAAAGAGACGGGAACTTTATCACTGTCAGATGCAAAACAACTGAAAAAACAGTGGGAGGAATCACAGCAGATACCGGGACAACAGGAAATGTTTACGGAAGAGACGGAGGAAAAAGGAGAAACAGAAGAAGACAAGGAAGAGCAACAAGAGCAACAGGAACAGGGGCAACAGTCGGACGAATACATAGAGCCACAGCCAGAAAGCGTTGAATCACTATGTTATAGCTGCACAGAATACGAAAAGTGCAACGCCAAAAAGGGGAACGTCAAGGCTTGCAATATGTATAACAACAGAAGAGAAGCGCAGAAAACGGAAGAAGAGAGATACAGCGAGGAACAGGACAAAATCGACAGAGAGACACGGAAGAAGCTGCGAGAACAGCAACAGGAAGCAAAGATGCAGCAGTTGCCGTCTGATAGCAAAAAGGAACGCAACATGAGGATTTCGCCAACGAGATACGAAGAGATCAAAAGCGGGCGTCTCACATTCTTACTGGAGAAAAAAGACAATTTCGGAGAAGGGGAGTTGCTGGAGATACAGGAAATCAGCAACGGAACATTAACAGGGCGCGTGCTCACACTGGTTATCAAATACATACAGCAAGACTGGACGGGACTTGAAGAAGACTATTGCATTTTAGGAATTGAGGTAGTAGGCGAGACTGCGGAGGAAATAACAAATGGAGATTGACGGACAGATTGAAATATTTCAAAAGCCTAAAGCCCCGATATGGCACCTGTCACTTACATACGCATGGTGCGAATGTCCGAAGTGCAAAAATCAAGAAGGGTTGTGCAGCAGAGCGCGGGACAGATACGGTGGCTGGTACGACATACAGGCGGACAGATGCCCGAAATGTGGACAACCGCTCACATGGGACGAAAAGGAAATTGAAAAAGTGGCAAAGAAAAGCAGAGATTATAAAGAGTGCGAAAAGCTGGGGCTTCGCGGAGCCGTGAGAAAGAACAAAAACGGAAAATGGGAAGAAGCACCAGCACCGCAGAACAACAGGCAACAGGGCGTATTTGTTGCAACGGAATAAGGAGAAAGGGACGGGCAAGAAAACATGAATTACGAAAAAGTCATTGAATACTTGGAATTATACCCACAGATCGACGGCAATATACAGTTTCTTAAAAAGTGCATAAGAAATCTGAATGAAGAATATTACACACCTTTAGCGGGAACAAGCTATGACGGTCTACCACATGGGAAAAATAATATATCACAAATAACAGAAAACCTTGCTATCAATGTGCCGGACGGAGTAGCGGAACAGATACGAGGATATGAACGGAGGGTTGAAGAATACCAGCAATTAAAAGCCGAGATATTACGGGAAATATCAAAGCTGCAATTCAGTCAGAAGTCAATTATATTTGACAAATATATGAATGGTCTGAAATGGGAACAAGTTGCGGTACGAAATCACTATACTTCGAGACATTGCAAAAACATTCGCCGGGAAGCAGTACAATGTCTTGTGAAATACTTCGGACGCAACCAAACAATTTCAAATTTCAAAATGGAAGCATGAGCAATACTTGCCCGTTATTTCCCACTTGCAATGGTATAATAAAGACGCCGGCAAGCAACATAAAAACAATACGCCCGATACTCAATACACTTTGTTACGCAATTTACAAAGTGTATTATTTTTTATACTTCCGTAAAAACCGGATGCCGAGAAAACAGAAAACAAACGAAAGGAGATGAAAGAAGCATGGGAAGAAAGAGAAGTCCAGAGCGTGACAAGTCAATGCAAAGGTATTTAGATTCTGACGGGAAGATCAGTACAAAAGAGTTGGCACAACTGGCAGCAGTGCCAGAAGCACGCATAAGAAAGTGGAAATCGGAAGACGAATGGGAAGAAGCATTGAAGAACAAGCCACGCAAACGAGGGGGACAGAAGGGAAATAAAAATGCAGCAGTAAAGAAACCAAGTATGAAGGGCAATAGGAACGCAGTGACACACGGAGCGTTTGCGGCAATCAACGATGATGATATACCAGAAGATGCGTTGGAGCAAATAGAGAAGAACAAGAACGCAGCAACAAGGATGAATGAAGAATTGATTGCGTTACTGAAAAGGCAAGCGTATCTGGAAGGACTGCTGGAAGAGTACGAGGAAGCGGCAAAGCAAGACAAGTTCTACGCTGATAAAGTCGTACACATGATAGTGCCAAAGAGCATGGACGACATAGCAGAAGAAAAAGACATGGGAGTAACAAGAGACTGCAAGGACCCAGACCCGCAAGGGAAGTACCCAGAGACAATGAAGACGGCTATGAAATCCATAGTCAAGTCCAGCGCATTTGATAGAAGACAGAAGGTTGAAGCAGAACTGAACAGAGTGCATGGGCGAATACTTAAACTGCTTGACAGCATGAAGTCATACGAGCTTGAAAATAAGCGCATAAGCATCGAAGCAGAGAGACTGGAGCTGACACGAGCGCGGCTGACAGGCGCGTTCGATGTGGAAGAAGGAACGAACGATGCAGAAGAAGTGGTTATTGATAATATAGACGATGAAGATGTTTAAAAAATAGGTTCTTCCGGCGGAACGGAAGGACTGCGGGTACAGCGACGCCCAAAGGGTGCCTAGCCGCGAAATAATTTTTTCACAACGAGAAAACGCCGAAAATATTTTATAGGGGGTGTATTTTTGAAACTGTATACAGTCAAGGTCGTTGCGAGCTGGCTTGACATGACGGAACGCAACGTGAGAGAGCTTGCAAAGAAAAATATCATACCACAATACAGACCGGGACTGTTCAAGTTGAAAGATACGGTACACGCTTATATTGCTTTTTTGAGAGACAAGACACCGAACAGGGACGAAAATCTTGATTACACGACAGAACGCGCGAAAATGGTGCGAACAAAAAGAGAAGCAGCCGAACTTGACCTTGCAGAACGAAAAAGAGAGCTGCACAGATCAGAAGACGTGGAACTTGTAATGACAGATATGCTTATACGATTCAGAACAAAACTAATGAGCATACCAGCGAAGCAAAGCCCTATACTGGCGGAAAAGAAGGACCAAAAAGAAATATTCAAGATACTTAAATCGGCTATTGATGAAGCACTTGACGAATTATCGACATACGACAAAGCGTTTGAACAGGAGAAAGAAGGAACGGACAATGAATGAGAATACTAATCTATTATTCAAACGCATATTTGCCGTGCTTAAGCCACCACCACCACTAACCCTGTCAGAATGGGCGGACAAGTACAGACAACTTTCGAGCGAAGCAAGTAGTTCACCCGGTCGCTGGATAACAGACAAAGTACCATATCAGCGCGAAATTATGGATGCAATAACAGACATTGACACGCCAAAAGTTGTAGTTATGAGTGCTGCACAAGTGGGGAAAACAGATTCTATGGTATTAAATCCGATCGGCTACTATGTGCACTATGAGCCAAGCCCTATAATGGTTATCCAGCCCACAATACAAATGGCAGAGAGTTTCAGCAAAGAAAGACTGTCGCCAATGATTCGAGATACGCCAGTATTGGCAGAACGAATAAACGATAAGTCAAGAAACAGCGGGAATACCATTCAGCAAAAAGTGTTTCCGGGCGGTCATGTAACGATGGTGGGTGCAAATAGTCCGGTGGGACTGCGTAGCCGACCGATCAGAGTATTACTTGCGGATGAAATAGACGCATATCCGCCGAGTGCTGGAACGGAAGGGGACCCGTTGCTGCTGGCGTCAAAACGTCTGACGACATACTGGAATAAAAAGCAAGTGGATATATCAACACCAACTATAAAAGGATTGTCACGTATCGAAGTAGAGTATGAAAACAGCAGCAAGGGCGAATGGAATGTGCCGTGCCCGTGCTGCGGAACACTGCAACCACTCAAATGGGCGAACGTAGTGTACAACAAGGACGATTTAGACAGAATACAGTATGTGTGCGAAGAGTGCGGCGTTGTATCGTCAGAAGCGGAATGGAAAGAACACTATATTGACGGGAAATTCATTCATCAAGACCCGGACAATCCGGTAAAAGGCTTTCACTTGAACACGCTTGCTTCTACACTGGCAACATGGAAAGAAGTTGTTGAAAAGTTCATAACAGCAAATGAAGAAAAGAAAAAAGGAAATGTCGAGCTTTTGAAAGTATGGACAAATACCGAAATGGGTGAGACATGGGAAGAAGAAGGCGAACAGCTGGAAGAAGAAGCATTGATAAACCGACGCGAATACTACGGCTGCGAAGTCCCGGAAGGTGTAATGTACTTAACAGCCGGAGTGGACACACAGGACGATCGCTTCGAGGTTGAAGTTGTGGGCTGGGGAGTTGAGCATGAAAGCTGGGGAATTAAATATGCCGTATTTCTTGGAGACTTGGACAAACAACAGGTATGGCAAGACCTAGACGCTTTCTTACAACAAACATGGCAGAAAGAAGACGGAACAAAGTTGGCGTTGCAGTGCGTGTGCATCGACAGTGGAGGTCACTATACAAATGAGGTATACAAGTTCTGTAAGCAAAGATTCAACCGCAATGTATTTGCTATCAAAGGGTCAAATGACAGTACAGCCGCATACATTCAAAAGCCGAAGAAGAACAACAGGGAGAAAGCATACAGATTCGATTTAGGGGTTGACACGGGAAAGTCATTATTGCTGGGAAGATTACAGGTGCCAGAAGAAGGACCGGGATTTTGCCACTTTCCACTTGAAGACGGGAAAGGTTACGATCAAAGATACTTTGAAGGGCTAACAGCAGAAAAAAGGGTACTTAAATACAAAAAAGGACACCCATATTTTGTATGGGAAAAACGAGATCACGGAGTACATGAGCGAAACGAAGCACTGGACTGTAGAAATTATGCACAAGCCGCGATTGAGATAACAAACTTACCACTTAAGGCAAAACCAAAACAGGAAGAAAAGCCGAGAGTAAAGAAAAGAACAAGAGGAAGAAGAAGCACAGGAGGTATAGTATAATGTCAGCGATACGATTAGAAACGGCACAAAAGCACCTTGACGCGTGGCTGGAAGCAGAACTTGCAGTAACACAGGCGCAGTCATACACCATAGGCAGCAGAACATTGACAAAAGCAAATCTTACAGAAATAAGAAATGCGATAACATTCTGGGAAGGAAAGGTTGCGGAACTGGAGAAAGTGCAAAAACATAAAGCAAGGAACAAAACAAGACGTTTTGTTCCACGAGATTTGTAATATTTCCCGCCATTTCCCGAAAAAACGCCTATAATAATATTATCGAACAATAGAAAAACACGAAAAAGCATCCGAAAAGGGTGCTTTTTTCATGCTTGGAGGTGGACAATGAACCCATTTGCAAAAGCATTAGACGGAATTGTCAGTGCCGTGTCACCACAAAAGGCGTTGAAAAGAGCCGGGGCAAGAGCCGGGATGCGAATATTGAACAGCGGGTACAGCCACAGCGGAGCGTCAACAACAAAAAAATCGTTGATCGGGTGGGCTTTTAGCGGAGGAAGCAGCCGAGAAGATATTGAGGACAATTTACAAGTGCTTAGAGAGCGGAGCCGTGACCTGTATATGGGCGTACCGCTTGCGACAGGTGCAATTAAAACCGTAAGAACAAATGTGGTAGGGCGCGGGCTTAGGCTCAAACCGAAAATTGACCGTGAAGCACTGGGAATGACGGTTGAAGAAAAATATAAGCTGGAGAAGCAAATACAACGAGAATGGGCGTTGTGGGCTGACAGCAATGACTGTGACATGGCGAGACTGGATAATTTCTACCAGTTGCAGCAGTTGGCGTTTACAAACTGGTTAATGTCTGGCGACTGTCTGGCAGTAATGCCGATAAAGCCAAGAATGAACCAGCCATATGATTTGCGAATAAATCTGATCGAAGCGGACAGACTGCAAAGTCCGAGCGATTGCGACACATTCGACAACAAGATCATAGGCGGAGTAGAAGTGGCGGACGACGGAGAGGTTGTGGCGTACCATATAGCAAAACATCACCCGCTGTCGTATCAGACAGACGACATAGGGTGGGTAAGAGTAGAAGCATACGGAAAGAGGACAGGACGAAGAAATGTGATTCATGTAATGAACCGCGAAAGAATAGGGCAACGCCGCGGGGTTCCGTTCCTTGCACCAGTAATTGAATCACTTAAGCAGATCGGACGCTATACAGATGCGGAACTGGTAGCGGCGGTTGTGTCCGGTATGTACACAATTTTCATCGAAAAAGAAGGCAGCAGCGATGATGATGCCATCGGTTCGGCAATACCAGAAGAAATGCAGATTGATGCAGAAGACGACAGCACGATTGAGATTGCGCCGGGAGCCGTGATTGACTTAAACGAGGGAGAAAAAGCACACGACGTAAATCCGGGAAGACCGAATAAAAACTTCGGAGGATTCATTGAAGCGATATGCCAGCAGATCGGCGCAGCTTTAGAAATCCCATATGAAATTCTTGTGAAACGGTTTAATTCGAGCTACACAGCCAGCAAAGGCGCGCTTGAAGAAGCATGGAAAATGTATTCAATGTATCGAAACTGGCTTGCACATGATTTTTGCCAACCGATCTACGAAGAATGGCTTGCAGAAGCGGTAGCAAAAGGAAGAATCAAAATGCCGGGATTCTTCACAGACCCGGTACGACACAAGGCGTTCTGTAGCGCAGAATGGAACGGACCAGCGAAAGGGCTGCTTGACCCAGTAAAAGAAGTAACAGCGGCAGAAAAAAGAGTTGCAAACGGATTTTCAACGAGAACAGCCGAAACAATGGAAATGCGCGGCGGCGATTTCTATGAGAATACAGAGCAACTTATACAGGAAGAAGCAAAATTGAAGGAGGTAAGGGAAATTGCCGGAAACAATAGTAAACAGTCCGCAGCAAATGCAACAGCAGACGCAGAGGGCGGAACAGACAATGAGCCAGACGACACAGGCGGCGAGCAATCCGACAGGGGAAGCAAATAAAAAGTTCTGGGATTTCATACCGGGGACAGAAACGACACCGCCAGAAATTCTGTTATACGGACAGATCGCAAGCCAGCAGTCATGGTGGAGCGACAGAGTGACACCAGCATTATTCAACCAAGAGCTTGCAGCACTTGGAAACGTAGAAGAAATAGTGGTGCGCATCAATAGCGGCGGCGGCGATGTGTTTGCAGCAAATGCAATATATACAAGGCTAAAAGACCACAGCGCACATATAACAGTCAAGATAGACGGCTGGGCGGCTTCTGCGGCAACAATTATTGCAATGGCTGGCGATACAATCAAAATCGCAAGCAACGGGGTATTTATGATACACGACCCGGCTATGACGGTATGGGACACATACACAGAAAACGACTTCCGGAAGATGGCGGACGAATTGAAAGTGATTAAACAGTCAATCGTAAATACATATGCAGCCAAGACCGGGAAAGAGCCGCAGGAAATTGAAGATCTTATGGCAGAAGAAACGTGGTGGACAGGAGACGCAGCAGTAGAAAACGGCTTCTGCGACGAATTACTGTTTACCGAAACGCAGACAGTTGTTGAGAATTCACAAAAGGTCGTTGTAAACAATGTGCCGATCAATGTATCTGAATTCAAGACACTTCCAACAGCGATTCTAAAGCACCCGAACAATCCGGGTTTTTTAGATAATAGTGCAACTGAAAAACAACACAAGGAGGTAGGAAAGATGCCAGAAAACAGTATTACAACGGTTGAAGCACTAGAAGCCAAGTACCCGGATTTAGTAACTTCGATCAAAAACGCAGCAAAGACGGAAGAAAGAAACCGTATCAAAGCTATCAAAGATATTGCACTGGACGGATTTGAACAGATTGCAGAAGATGCAATGTTTGAACATCCGGTAACGGCAGAAGCGGCAGCAATGAAAATTATCAATGAACAGAAGAAGACAGGTGGACAGTATCTGACAGACAGAGCAGCTGACGCAACAGACGCGAATACAGCACAGGTCGGAGCTGACGCAACAGAGACGGGCACAGGAGAAAAACCGGATGCCATTGACGCAGCTATTGAAAACTTGTTTTCAGATCAGAAATAAGGAGGTTTGAAACATGGGCGAATTATCAGTTGAAAAGAGAAGTTATGAGCCGAAAAACTTTTTTGCTGGAGAGTTTGACACACTTACCGATACAGGAACAGCCGGGGGAGCGATCGCAGAGCACGCACCAGTCACAAAAGACGGAAGCGGAAACATTGTAACAATTACAGCTGACACAAAAGCAAAAGTTATCGGAATTTCAGCAGCGGCAGCAGCAAACAAAGAACCAGTCGTGTACTACATGACTGGAGAGTTTTACGAAGATGCGCTGGCAATGCCAGCAGACGTAACAGCAGCAGAGATCAAGGACGATTTGAGAAAGTTGTCTATTTTCTTACGATAAGGAGGTTTGAAACATGGCAAATGAAGTAAGCATTTATGAACCGCGAAAAATGGGGCGCGTAATTCAGAAATTACCACCAGTAAATACATTTTTCCGTTCAACATTCTTCAAAAACGAAGAGACATTTAACACAAAAAGCGTTGATGTTGATTTTAAAAAGGGCAGCAGAAAGGTAGCACCGATCGTCAGCAGAATAGTAGGCGGTAAGGTGGTCAAGAACACTGGATACGAAACCAAGACATACACGCCACCACTTGTAGCACCGGACAAAGTAACAACGATCGACGACATTTTGACAAGACGCGCGGGAGAAAATCCATACAGCGGAGTTTCGCCGGAACAGCGAGCAGTACAGAAAATGGCGGACGATTTTATTGAGCTTAGAGACATGATTACACGACGCGAAGAGCTGATGTGCACACAGGCGATCTTCACGGGCACAATCCCGGTTATTGGCGAAGGCGTCAACGAGGTGATCGACTTCGGATTCACGAACTATGAAGAAATTAAAACAGCAGCTAAAAAATGGACTGGTGCAGATGCAGACCCGATCGGTGATTTGACGCGCTGGTACAAACAGGTACAGAAAAAAGGATTCCTCAACTGCAATGTATGCGTAATGGCAGATGATGTAGTAGCGGCATTTTTGAGCAATGAAAAAGTGATTAAAATGCTTGATACAAAAAATTATGATCTTGCAGTGATCGCACCGCGTCAGCTTCCGAATGGTGCAACATATGTCGGAACAATCAGACAGCTTGGTCTTGACATTTATACATACAACGAATGGTATCTGGACGACTGGACAGACGAATCAAAACCGGAGGAAAAACCGCACGTACCGGATGGAACACTTGCACTTTTGTCAACAAACGCAGACAACTCTATGTATTATGGAGCGGTCACACTTGGAGACGAAAAGACAACAACAATCCGTACAGTAGAAGGAAAATATGTACCGGATGTATGGTTAGAGCGCAGACCAGTCAGAAGATTTTTGCAGCTGTCTTCTGCACCGCTTCCGGTGCCGCATAATGTTGACGGCTGGTTTGTAGCAAAGCCTATTTAATGGACTTCAAAAGTCTGCTTGCAAGCGACATGAAAATATTTCACAATCCGCTTGAAATGGCTGAAAAACAGAATATTTATTACAACGGGGACTGGTACACAGTCCCTATTGTTTTAGATCATACACAAGCACACGACAGAGCGAGCAAGGGAGATCATGCAGAAGGAATATACCAAGCTGACTGTATAGCATACATTGCACATATTGATCTGGGATTTATACCAAGTAAAGGCGCGTCAATCGAGATTGGAACGGACGCTACAGGGTACATAGATTACACAATCACAAGATCAGATTATGAAGACGGAGAAATCGTGCTTGAAATGGTGAGGTATGACGAATGATTGAGATTACAAGCGAGGATGTGGAGCGAGTAGAAAAGATTCTGACGGATGTACCGGGCGGAGCAAAGCGCGCGCTATCTAATGCCATGAACCGCGGGTTGCAAAAAGTTAGGACGGCAGCTTTTAAGGAAGTACGCGGAGTTTATAACGTACAAAATGCTGCACTTAAAGAAGCTACCAGCACAAGAATTCAGCGAGCAAGCGGAAATAATATGGTCGGTTCAATTTCGTTTTCTGGAGTAAAAATACCGCTGTACAAATTCAAAGTAACACCGCAAGCGGTAGGGACAGGCGCAACCGTCAAAGGTTCACTTGAAAAAGGGCATATGACGGAGTTTGCGCACGCGTTTATAGCGATGATGGACAGCGGACATATAGGAGTGTTTGAGCGAAAGGGAATTCAAGGAATTAAAAGCCGATTGCAAGAAGCAAACGGCAAAGAAAATAAGCACACCGAAAAAGTGGGCGAAATCATGGGACTTTCGGCAGCTCAAATGATCGGAAACGGCGAGGTTATTAAAAAAGTAGAAAGCGAAACACAGGAAACTATCAGCGCAAGAATCGACCATGAAATTGACAGAATTCTAAACGGTTACGGAGGGGGCAAGAAATGACGCCTATTTTCTTACTGGAAGAATTAGCGGCGTTTGTCAAAGAAATGACAAGCGACATTATTTTACCCGTAAGGGTAGCAAGGGAAGGCAAGGAAGACAAAAGCCGAGCTGCAAACGTCTATAAAATGGCGTTACCCAAAAAAGAAGATCAGACACAGAAGGCACCGTACATTTTGCTACAGGTGCTAAACGGGAAAGACGACCAGCAACCGGGCGCAGTAAGCAGCGCAACAGCCACGATACGGATTGTATTTGTGACATATGGAGAAGACGCACAAGAGGGAGAATGTAATTTATTGAACCTTATTTCGCGGGTGAGAAGCGAACTTGAAAAGAAAGTACTTATCGGGAACAAGTTTGCGCTTCAAATGCCACTTGAATACATCATATACCCAGATAATACACCACCGTATTTTATCGGGGAAATGGTAACAAATTGGTCATGTCCAACAATAACAAGGGAGGTAGAAGAAATATGGCAGTAAAGAAAGCCACAGACGCGACAGAAACGAACGAAACAAAGACGGTTGAAGAAACAGCCGCACAGACAACAGAAAATGCAGAAATGGCAAATGTAGCGTCAGACGATAAAGCAACACTTGTGTACATTGGTCCTTCGTTGCCGAAAGGACAGCTTAAATGCAACACAATTTTCAATGGAAAAGTTGAAGAGATTATGGAAAGCGTGAAGGAAATCACGGACAAGATTCCGAATGTCAAAAAAATGTTCGTCCCGGTTGAAAAACTGGCAGAGAGAAAAGCACAGGTTAGCACACCGGGCAACATTTACAACAAATTCTATACAGATATTGAATCTGTAGCAATGAAATTATTAGAGGAGGAATAAAGAATGGCTATTACACACGGCATAGAAACAAGTAAGCTGCGTACAAGCGTATCAACGCCAGCGACGGTTGCCAGCGGTATTCATTTTGTTGTAGGAACAGCACCAGTACATACAGTAGACGGAAAAGTCAACGAAGTAGTGCTGCTTAACACCCACGAAGAAGCTGCACAGCTGATCGGGTATAGCGATGACTGGAAGAAGTACAGTTTGTGCGAAGAAGTCTATACAGCATTTTCGTTATATGGAATTGCACCGATCGTGGTTGTGAATGTGCTTGACCCGAAGAAACACAAAAAGAGCGTTGACGGGGAAGAACTGACGGTTGCGGACAACCAGATCACATTGCCATACGAAACGATTGAAAGTTCAATTAAAATCACAGGGAAGACAGCCGGGGAAGATTACGGCGTATTGTATTCTGACGGAAAATGTATTGTGGAATTTCTCGAAGATACAACAGGAACCATGACAGTCAGCCACGACGAAGTTGACCCGTCGCTGGTTACGAAGAAAGAAATTATCGGCGGTTACGACGTAAGCACACACAAAAGCACAGGCTTTGAGCTGATCGAAAACGTATTTCCGAAGTATACACTTGCACCGGACCTGTTATTGTGTCCGAATTGGTCACATGACAGCGAAGTCGCAGCAATCATGTCGGCAAAAGCAGAGAATATCAACGGTGTATTTGATGCGGATGCAATTCTTGATATTGATACAACGGAAAAAGGGGTGACATACTACACAGACGCGCCGGAGTTCAAGAAAAAGAAAAATTTCACAAAAGCAAACGAGCTTGTATGTTTCCCGCGGTTAAGATTAGGCGAGACAGATTTCAACTACAGCACACAGTTAGCCGCGCTGATTTCACAGGTAGACAACACAGGAGAATACGGCGGCGGCACACCTTGCGAAAGCGCATCAAACAAGCCTTTACAGGCTGACAGTATGGTACTTGCAAACGGTGAAGAGGTATTGCTTGACGTCCAAAAAGCGAATTACTTGAATGACAACGGAATTATTACGGCGTTGAACTTCTACAACGGGTTTGTATCGTGGGGCAACTACACAGCTGCGTTTCCTTCAAGTTCTGACCCTGTAGATTATTTCTACAGCATTTCACGTATGTTCAAATGGGTCGCAAAAACTGTCGTATTGACATACTGGTCAAGCATTGACGGAAAAATGAAGCGTAGACTTATTGACACAATCTTACAGGGAGTAAATGACTGGCTGAACGGTTTGACTTCCGAAGAAAAGATTTTAGGCGGACGCGTAGAGTTTCGAGAGGATGAGAACACAGAAACAGCTTTAATGGCTGGAAAAGCAAGATTTCATGTATACTTAACGCCACCTTCTCCAATGCAGAAAATGGAATGGGTATTCGAGTACGACGTATCTTACCTTTCAGTCTTGTTAGCTGCATAAAGGGAGGTATAAGAAATGGAACACAACGGACTTAATATCAGCTTCGCAATCTACGAAGATTCTATTGAAAAATTAGGAGTTACGGAAGCGACACTGCCAGACATGGAATATATGTCAGAGACGATTTCCGGCGCTGGAATTGGCGGAGAGCTTGAAGAAGTAATTACAGGTATGATTTCGGCGATGACAACAACTTTAAATTTCAGAAATGTATGCCCGGCAGCAGTCAGCCTTGCAGAGCCAAGAGTACACAAGGTTGATTTAAGAACGGCGCAACAGGTAACGGATAGTAAAACCGGGGACACAAAGATTGTGTCGGTAAAACATATCTTAAAGCTGAAACCTAAAAAAACAAGCATGGGAAAAGTTGCAACGGCTTCTGCTGGAGAACTTTCTGGAGACTATGCAACATCGTATTTTAAAACAACATACAACGGAAAGAAAGTGACGGAGATCGACCCAGCAAACTTTATTTGCTACATCAACGGCGTTGATTATCTTGCAGAAGTAAGAAAAGCATTAGGAAAATAAAAGAAAAGCGCACAAAACCAGCAGAAATGCTGGTTTTTGTGTACTTAATAAGGAGGAAAACAACATGGCAGATACAACAAACGAAAGTATGGAAGCCGCAATGAAAGAAGCAGAGAAGACAGGGATTGCGACAATCGACAGTAGCAAAAAGAAAGAAGAAATCGAAAGCAGTGCGAACTACACACACACATTTTCAAAGCCAGTAGAAATTGAAGGAAAGAAGTTTGAGAAGCTTACGTTTTACTTCGACGGTCTGACAGGGGAGGATGTAGAAAAAGTAGAAGAAGAATTGCAGAGCGAAAACAAATATGTGTTATCGCCGGAAATTTCAAGTGTATTTCAGTGTATGCTTGCGGCAAGAGCAGCAAAAGTAGGGTCAGACGAAATCAGACGATTGCCGATGCGCGATTACATGAAGATCAAAAATAAGGCAAGAGATTTTTTGCTGGATGCGGGCTATTAAAAGTCCAAAATCCGGCGAAGCACTTAAGAAAACAAGTATATAGACTGGCTAGAGCTTCCAGTACACCAGTGACCTACTGGCTGGGACTGACGCTGCACGAATTGATAAAGTGGATAGACACAGCAAATGAAGTGGAACTTGAAGACAAAAAAGAAAGAGATAAGGAAAAACAGCAGTCTTAGCGGAAGTTAGGAGGTGCAAAAACATTGGCTGGGGTACAGAAACAGTTTGAATTGCTTTTCAAACTTTCTGCTTCACTCGGTCCGAATTTTGACAAATCTTTCAAGAAAGCAGTTGATACGCAAAAAACGCTTAATGATAGCATGAAGAAAGTACGCGAACAGCAATCGAAAATTGACGCGTATACAAAAACTTCAAAGGTAATATCAGAGCAGACAAGCAAGGTTCAGAGCTTAAAACAAGAGCATGAGAAGATCACAAAGAGCATTGAACAGCACAAGGCAAATGCGGAAAAACTACGTGCCAAAATAGAGGAAACGGGGGATGCTTCCGGGGAACTTACGGCACAGCTGGTGAGAGAACAGAGCGAAATACAGAAGGACACTGAAAGGCTGGCGAAGAACGAAACCCAGATACAGCAGACCACAGCTAAGATAGAAAATCAAACAACAAAATTAAATGAATTAGGGCAAGAACTTCAAGAAGCCGGAGTAAGCACGGACAGCCTTGGAAACAAAAATGAAGAGCTAAAAAAGACTTATGAGCGGCTTGCGAAGCAACAAGAAAAATTAGGCGGTCTAAAAGATCAGCAAAAGCAAATTGAAGAGAGTATAAGCGGAACAAAAAAAGAACTGTTAAAAACAACGGGAACCATAGCGGCAGTAGCAACAGCCGTATACGCGGGTCCGGTAAAATCTGCCATGGAATACGAAACGGCAATGAATAAAGTTGCCACGATTGCAGATACAAATGTCGTGCCGTTAGATCAAATGTCGAAGCAAATAACGGAGTTATCAAGCGAGACAGGAATTGCAGCTTCACAGGTTGCGGATGATGTATATAATGCGATTTCAGCGGGGCAGAATACGGCAGACGCAGTAAACTTTGTTTCCAATTCTACAAAACTTGCAAAAGCTGGATTTGCGGAAAGTAGTCAAACACTCGATGTTCTGACAACAATATTGAACGCTTATGGAATGAGCGCGGATAAAGTCAGCACTGTATCAGATATGTTGGTACAGACGCAGAACAAAGGTAAAGTTACTGTAGGCGAATTGTCAAGCGTAATGGGTAAAATCATCCCGACAGCAAACGCGAATAATGTCGCGCTTGAACAGCTGACAGCTGGCTATGCAATTATGACGTCGAAAGGTATTGCAGCCGCGGAAACAACAACATACATGAACAGTATGTTTAATGAGCTGGGAAAGACGGGAACGACGGCAGACAAGACATTGCGAAAAGTAGGCGGCGGAAGTTTCAAAGAGCTTATGGCAAGCGGAAAGTCGGTTGGAGAAGTTCTGCAAATTCTTAAAGATGCGGCAAAAAAGGACGGCTTGGCACTTTCTGATATGTTTGGAAGCGCGGAAGCTGGAAAAGCAGCAATGTCGCTATTATCAGACGGAGTGGAAGGATTCAATTCGCAAGTACAGGGAATGATTGACAGCCAAGGAGCTACACAGGCTGCGTTTGATACGGTAAGCAAAGGAACCGAAGCAAAGTTACAAAAGGCGAAAAATTCCATTGCAAACCTTAGCATTACACTTGGTCAAACGTTTCTTCCAATCGTAGGGCAAGTGGCAGACAAGATAAGCGACGTCATAACAAAAACAACACAATATGCATCGGAAAACCCCAAAACCGTTAAAACAGTAGTGACGCTTGTGTCGGCACTGGCTGGATTGAAAGTGGGGGCATTAGGCGCAAAGTTGGGCTTCCTAGAGGGAAAGAAGGGGATAAACCTAGTACAACAAGCGATAACAAAATTAAATATCTTGAAAGAAGGTAAGAAGTTAGGGACATTCGCAATGTCTTTCGGGAAGATATTTAAAGTTGTCGCACCGGGCGTGGCGATCATAACAGCCATAGGTGGAGCAATCTACTATGTAGCAACACACTTAGAGGATGTAAGAAAGAAAATAAAAGACACGTTCGGGGACGACGCGCTTGCGATGTTTGACAATGTCTGGGGAGTGATTACGCAAGTAGGCGATGCGATTAAAAACGCATTTGCCGGAAATGCCCCAGGAATGTTGGACGCATTAAAAGCGGCGTTACCGCCAGTACTCGAAGCATTGCAATCGGCAGCGCAAACAATACTTCCGGTATTGGTAAACATGGTACAACAATTAGCACCAGTGCTGGCGAATATAGTATCTGCAATACTTCCGGTGATAGCACAGTTGATCGCGACAATAGTACCGATCATTGCGCAACTGGTACAAACAATACTTCCAGTATTAGCAGAGATTTTAGCACAAATTATACCAGTAATATCACAGATTATCACAGCGGTACTTCCGGTGCTACAACAGCTGATTAGTGCAATAGCACAGGTACTTAATACGATATTGCCTATTTTAATGCAGATCATAACAACGGTACTTCCAGTATTACAACAACTGATTACGGCGTTAATGCCAGTGATTCAATTTCTGGCTCAAATTTTAACGGCGGGGTTGGGAGCAGCACTCACAACGATCACAAACCTTGTGAACAATGTCATGCTGATTTTTCAAGGCTTGATTGACTTTATTACAGGAATTTTTACTGGAAACTGGCAGCAAGCATGGGAAGGGGTAAAAAGCATATTCAGTGGAATCTTCGGTGGTCTTGGCGAAATATTCAAAGCACCGTTCAGAGTTATTGTATCTACAATAAATACGGTAATTGGCGGACTGAACAAGCTGAAAGTGCCAGACTGGGTTCCGGGACTTGGTGGAAAAGGAATCAATATACCACTGATTCCGGCATTTGCAAAAGGAACAGGCGACACACCGGATTCGTTCATTGCCGGAGAAGAAGGACCGGAGCTGATTACAAATGCGCCACACAGAACAGTGTTTACAGCAACGCAGACAGAAGGGATAATGGCGGCACAAAAGGCAGCGACAAAAGCAACAGAAGCACCGAAAATGGAAGCTCAAACACCAGAAGTGAAGCAAAGTGGAAGGGGGAGCGGTCAAAAATCAGTAATAATCAACCAGACGAACAATATCACCATAAATGGAGATAAACCAGACGGACTGGAAGAAACATTGAAAAAGAACAATGAAGAATTATTGCAACAAGTAGACGAAAAGCTAAACAGCGAGGATGACGACGAAAGGAGAACGCGTTATGAGTAAAACAAGAACGTACAGCACAATATCCGGTGATATGTGGGACAGTATAGCTTACGAGCAAATGGGTTCTTCTTTTTACGCAGACAAGCTGATGAAAGCAAACACGCAGTACTTAAATCATTACATTTTTCCGGCTGGTATTGAATTGGTAATACCAGCCGTGGAAGAAGAGACAGTGGCAGACGTGCCAGTATGGAAAAGAGGGGTATTGATTGAGTGATTCAGTAGAATTAAGGGTACAAATCGAAGGGGAAGAACTGAAAGAAGAAGCCATAGGAGAAATAAAAGCGTTTGTATACATTGACAATGACGACAGGCACGTTGACGACTTGCAGATTGTTACAAATGATACTTCTATCTTTTCCGGTAAAAAAATAACAGCGTCCATTGCAGACAAAAAGAGGGACGGGAGGAACAAGACCGCAGTGCTAAACTGCGGTACGTTCTTCATTGATGATAAAAAAGAAAATAGCATGATTGACACCCATATCGTAAAAGCTGCGGCGACGACGTCCGCAGCAACATTCAGACAGGACGAGAAGTGTCAAGCGTGGGAAAGAATAAATTTGAAAAAGTTAGCATTAGAACTGACAAGCAGAAACGGAGTGCAACTAATATATGCAACAGAATTCAATCCGGTATTTGCGAGAAAAGAACAACGCTATGTATCAGACATAAAAATGCTTGCAGATGTATGCAGTTCAGTAGGGCTGTCACTTAAGTTTACGAATACAGCAGCAGTCATATATTCGCCGTATGAATATGCGGTAACAGAAGCGGCAAGGACGTTCACAAGGGGCGACGGGGATATTACAGACGACAGCCTACGACATATGGAAAATGGAACAGGATATGGAAAATGCCGCTTGACATATTTTGACCCGGTAAAAAAAGAAACTATAACGGGGGAATACGTTTCAAACGACAACCCGCGAACGCTTCAGATCAGAACGAAAGCAAGTTCTACAGAAGAAGCAAATATGATAGCAAAATTTGCGTTGCTACAGGCAAATGCAAAGGAATACACAGGCTATATTGAGTGTGAAGGAGATATAGCACTGTGCACGGGGGTAGCGATTGAATTAAAAGGCTACGGAGAGTTTGACAGAAAATACATTATAAAAAAGGCGATACACACAATAAAAGGCAGCCTGTACACAACGAAGCTATACTTTGAAATGGCAATGGGGGAATAAATCATGTACAAAGATATGTTTAGAACAGGAACGGTGCAGACGGTCAACGAAAAACGAAGGACCGCACGCGTTATGTATGATATGTACCCCGGTATGATGTCGGCAGAATTGCGCGTTATATATCAATCTGAATCATGGATGCCGAAGGTAAACGATGAAGTGCTTTGCTTATGTCCGCCAGAAGGGGACGGGGACGGCTATATTGTAGGGAGGTGTTAGGATTGGCAAGGAAAATTACACCGACGAGAAAGCGAAACAATAAAAAAGAGACTGCAAAAAAGAAGACACAAAAAAAGGCAGACCAGATCAAGAAAAAGACCAAAAAGAAAAAGAAGAAGAAAAAAGGAGCACTGGGGAAGTGGGGGGCTGTTAAATTCACAGTATCAGCAAAGACGATACGGACATTCACAGACATGAGCTGGACAACGAATATAAAATACGACACGAAGGAACGCAAGAAGAAGGTTTCAAAAGTGACATTCAAAGGAATTGAACCGGACACAGTAACTTTCAAGATGCGTTTTTCTGTATTTAGCGGTTTGAAACCATATAAAGAAATGCAAAAGCTGGAAACAGCGGCAAGAAAAGCACAGGCAAATAGGCTTTTAATCGGGGGAAAATTGTATGGACATGGAAAAACCGTAATTACAACACTAACGCGATCGCTAAAATACTTTGATCGAAAAGGAAATTTATGGATTGCAGAAGTGAACGTGTCATTAAAAGAAAAACCATAGGAGGTAGCGGACAATGGCGCGAATAGCACTTAGCGAGCTTAAAGAAATAAATCTTGCACCAGAGACGACGGAAGAAGACGTGACACAGAGCCTTGCAATGATATTTGGAACGCCGAAAGGTTCTGTACCTTATATGAGGGAATTCGGGGCAGATGCAGCGTTTGTGGACAATAGAATGACAACTGACATAAACGATATAGCAGACGAATGTTTTGAGCAAACAGAAACATATGAGCCAAGAATGAACCTACAAGACGTGGAACAGGAAGCGGACGCGGTGCACGGCAATGTAGACATAGTTCTTAAATATAAAGTGGAAAGCGAAGACGGAGAAGAAGAGGAAGCAGAGGTGGAAGACGATGAATAGAAAATACCCAGATATAAACTTTGTCGAGACAAACGCAGAAAGTATAATGACAGAACTTATAAAGGGATTCGAGACGATCACAGGGCGGACACTGTACCCGGCTTCACCAGAAAAACTGTTTATTGCATGGGTAAATTCAATAATTGTGCAGCAGCGAGTAATTATAAACGAGACAGCAAAAAAGAACGTACCAAGATATGCAGACGGCGAATATTTGGACAGTTTGGCAGAGTTATTCAAGGACGTGCAAAGACTTGAACCAGAAAAAGCAACAGCAACATTTCGCTGCTATATTTCGGAACCACAGGAAGAAAGCGTATTCATTCCAGCCGGAACAAGAGTTACAGCAGACGGAGACGTTTTTTTCGCCTTGGATGAATTGCTGGAGATTCCAGCGGGGCAGACATATGCAGACGGGAAAGGAACTTGCATCGAGCCGGGAACGATCGGGAACGGCTACGAGATAGGACAAGTAAAACAGATTGTTGATTTGTACAGCTATTTTGAAAAAATCGAAAATATAACAGCGACAGGCGGAGGGACGGACGAAGAAAGCGACGATGATTTTTACGAGCGCATGAGAGAAAGCGAAGAAACGTACAGCACAGCCGGACCGACCGGGGCGTACTTGTATTATGCAAAATCAGCGTCGGCAGCAGTGCAGGACGTGAAACCAACAAGCCCGACGCCGGGAGTGTCAAAGATAACCGTATTGCTGAAAGAAGGAACAAAGAATAAAGAAGGCGTACTTAAGACCATAGAAGAAAAGCTGTCAGCAGAAAAGGTAAGACCATTTACAGACAAAGTGGTTGTTGCATTACCGGACGAAGATACATTTGACGTTGATGTAACATACTACATAGCACAGGAGCAACAGGCAAATGCGGTTACAATCGACAAGGATGCAAAAGAAGCAGTGCAAAATTACATATCATGGCAGACGGCAAAAATGGGAAGAGACATAAACCCGTCACAGCTTGTATCAATGATTATGGCAACAGGCGTAAAACGCGTAGAGGTAACAAAGCCAGTATACGCAGAAGTGGAAGAAACACATATTGCAAAGCTGAATACAAGCACGGTGAAGAATGGGGGAATAGAAAATGGATAGGGAGATATACAACACCGACTTTTCAGAGTATCTTCCACAGCCGTTGAAGCAAGACAAAAAAATGCTTGCAATGGCAAAAGTACTGACAGAAAAAATGCTGGAGTTGTCGGGAATTACAAATGCAGTGCTTATTTATGCGAGAATCGACGAGTTACCAGAATGGTTGCTTGATATATTAGCATACGACTTTCACTGCGACTGGTACGATACAAAATATCCAATCGAGACAAAGCGACGCATTATTAAAACAAATGTGCCAATGCACAAAAGACTGGGGACACTGTACGCGGTGCGAACGGCGCTTGAAAACGTATATAATACCGCAAGAGTAGAAGAGTGGTTTGACTATGGCGGCGAACCGTATATGTTCAAAGTTCGTGTAAACATTGGAACGGAAGGACTTACGGAAAGTACAACGCAAGAGATCGAAGCAAAAATGAAATTCTACAAAAACTTAAGATCGCATTGCGAAGGAATATTTTATCAGCTGGATGCGGAAAAAGCGACAATAAGAGCTGCGCCAGTATTAAAGTACGGCGGAGGTATCAAAGTTAAACCGCTACTTGCTGAAAATATAGCGGGGAAGGCAACGAAAAACGCGCAAGCAGCATTTATGGACGGTGCGACAATCAAAGTCAAACCTTTGCTTCCTACTGCGATTGAAACAACAACAGAAACGGTGACGACAGCAGCAGTAACAGGAAGTAATACAATTAAAGTAAAAGCATATGTCGAAGATTCGATTAAGGGCGAAGCGGCAGCAGAAAACGCAGCCAGAGCATATATAAGAACAAAGAACACATTACAGATCAGAAGGGAGAAGAACACAAATGGCGAGTAAATATTATTCACTTGTCACGGATGTAGGAACACAGCAAATGCTGGAAGCCGTGAACAACGACAGAAAGGTCAATATTGTAGAATTTGCCGTAGGCGATGGAAACGGCGCATTTTACAAGCCGACAACAGAACAGACGACATTGAGGAACGAAGTATGGCGCGGCAGCGTAAATTCTTGCTATATAAGCGAAGCGTCAGAAAATCTTCTTATCATCGAAAGTGTAATACCTTCAAACGTGGGCGGTTTTACCATTCGCGAAATGGCGGTATTCGACGATAAAGGAAATATGATTGCAGTATGCAATACGCCAGACACACAGAAAGTAAAAGTGTCAGACGGAGTGGTGCATGAATTAGACCTGTCGATTGAAATTGCGCTTGTAAATACAGACAGTGTAGAACTTGTAGTGGACCCGAACGTTGTGTCGGCAACAAAGAAGGACGTAAAAGAGCTGGAAGAAAGACTGAAATTACAGATCACAGCGGTAAATCAAATGGTATCTGACGAGTGGCAAGAAGCACTTAAGATCATCGAGCAGCAGTCGAAGACGACAGACGGTATCAAGTCAAATGTGCTTGACTTGGCACTGGTGGTAAGTGCGCTTGCTGGAGCAAAAGCGATAGATGCAGACAACATTGCGCTTGAGACATTCGACAACGACAATGACATTATCATCATGCACGGAAAGCTCAATGCGTCAGAAAAGATGGTGTATGCGTAAATGTCAGTAAAACAGGCGGAACGATCACAAGGGGAACTTACAGTGATCGTAAAAGCAAAGGAAAACGCAGCGTATACGCTGCAAGTTACAGATAATACAAACAACTTTCCAAAGCACCACAGATTTTCTACAGCTGCGAAGCTGCAAACAAAAGCATTTGAAATCGTGGAATACTTAGTGGAAGCAAACGAGTTCTTTCCAAAGACAGCAGAAGAGCTGAAACACAGAAGACTGCTGCAAAGAAAAGCAATGGCAGCTTGCAGATCATCACTTACAATGATTGATATTTGCGCGACGAAGTTCGACATTAAGAAAAGTACTGTTGAGTATTGGACGAAACAGCTATGGAACGTCAGAAACTTAACAGTAGGATGGTTAAAGAAGGACGAGGAACGATACAAGAACCTTTTGCAGTGAATAAACATGGGGTATATTCTACAACGCCGAATTCCGGGAATTCGTACAACGTCCGCAATGTGAACACGGACGGTTCGCTCAACAACAACAACGCGTACAACGGTAACAATGGCGTTCGCCCGGATTGTGAGAAAAGCCAGACAGAGTAAGCTATAACAGCAGAAATCAGTGCATCGCACAAGGAGAGTATATCCCAGCCGAAAGGCGAATAAAAGATTGCTGATACATCCGCATTTTCATATAAAGTGCGGATGCACGTACTCATTTGTATACAGCATGAGAAACAATAAAAGAAGGTAATGACATGAAGGAAACAAGACCGAATAAATATGACAACTTTGAGATTTTAACAGATTTCGGAAACTTGTATGAAGCACACTGCAAATGCAGACTAGGGAAACGCTGGAAAGACAGCGTTGCAATTTATGATATACGTGCCTTGGAATGTACACTTTATCTACAATATTTGCTGACGACGGGAAGATATAAAATCAGTCGGTATCACTCTTTCACGATAAATGAAAGAGGAAAGCAAAGAAATATTAAAAGTACACAGTACAAAGATAGAGTTGTACAAAAATGCTTGACAGACCAGATAATACGACCGCACATAATGCCAAAGTTGATTTACGACAACGGCGCAAGCGTGCGCGGCAAGGGTACAGACTTTGCGCTTGATAGACTAAAAGAACATATGCAACAATACTTCCGCAAATACGGTTCGGAAGGCTGGGTATTAGTTGGGGATTTTTCAAAATTCTTCGACAGTATCAACCATGAACACATCAATTCATTGTATGAAAAAGAATACAAAGACGAAAAGATAATGGCAATGATACGACACATTCACGCCAGCATACCGGGTGGAATAGGCGTACCGCTTGGAAATGAATTATCGCAAATAGATGCGTTGCTGGAGATCAGCGACATAGACCATAGCATTAAAGAACAGTTGCACAGAAAGTGGTATGGGAGATATAACGATGATTTCTATATAATCGGGAACACAAAGGAAGAATTGAAACATTGCTTAGAATGGATAACAAAACAGGCAGAAGCGCGAGGATTAAGGCTAAACACGAAAAAGACAAAAATTGTAAGCCTACAAGCAGGAATTAACTTTCTGGGCTTCCATACTTACATGACAAAGTCTGGCAAAGTTGTTATGAGAATCAAAGCCAAGAGCAAAAGCAGAGAACGTCAGAAGTTGCGAAAGCATAAAAAGAAACTGATTGCCGGAGAAATGACAATGGCAGCAGTACGGGAAGGTTACAAAGCATGGAAGGCACACGCGAGCAGAGGAAACACATACTATGTGTTGCAAGAAATGGACTGTTATTTTTACGGTCTGTTTTATGAATACATTACCGACGAAGAAAAGGTAAAGTATGAAAAATTAAAAATAAGCCAGTCAATACGAGTGGCAAAAAGAAAAGCAAGGAGGAAAAACAAACATGGCAAAAGCATTAAGCAGCTTGCCGATAGGCGCAAAAGTTAAGGACGTAACAACAACGTACAACGGAAAGCCGATTATCTGGCAAGTGGCAGAACACGGGCACAGCGGCGACCCGACAGGAACAACGGCACTTGTGACAGAAAGCATCATTTCATTAAAAGCATTTGATGCAATCGAAGCTGGAAACAGCGACAGCAACAGAAGATCGTATGGAAATAATAGATATTTATTTTCAAACTTGTTACGATGGTTAAATAGCGACGCAGCAGCCGGGGCGTGGTACGCAGCACAGCACAGTGCGGATGCAGCACCGACAAACGCGAACGTATGGAGCAATTACAATGAATACGATCAAGAGAAAGGATTTTTGGCGTATTTTTCGGCGAATATGAAAGCGGCGTTGCAGAGCGTGACGAAAAGGACCGCAAAAAACACTGTAACAGACGGCGGAGGTTATGAAGACGTTACAAGCAAGATATTCTTGCTGTCAACAACAGAAGTGGGACTTGCAAACGAAAACAACATTGCAGAAGGCAGTATTTATGAATTGTTCAAGACGGCAGCAAACCGTATTTGTAAGCCAACAGCAGAAGCGGTGAATGTATCGGAATACAAAGACAGCAATCTTGCAGCAACAAAAGCATGGTATTACTATTTGCGCACGCCGCATTCCGGGTATTCGTACTACGTCCGCCTTGTGAACACGGACGGGTCGCTCAACGACAGCGGCGCGTGCAGCGGTTACTATGGCGTTCGCCCGGCTTGTGCGATTGCATCTTCTATCTTTGTATCTGACGCAGCCGACACAGACGGGGCTTATACGATTCTGTGGAACAGCGCACCGACTATCACTACAGAAAGAGAAAATCTTGGAGACAAAAATACACCATTTAGCTTCAAGTACAGTATCACAGACGCGGACAACGACAAGGTCAGCGCGGTAGTGAAACTGGACAATGAAACAGTACAGACACTTTCAGAAGTAGTACTGGGGTACGAATACAGTATAACAGTATCAGCGCAAGCACTTAATGCAATCGGAGCGGGTGCACATACATACATGATCACAGCAACAGACATATACGGAAATGCAAGCACAAAGACGATCACATTTACAAAGGTTGCATCAAGCGTGGCAATATCTGGGACAGATGGAACAATCGGCACAAAGTGGCAGCCGTTTAGCTTTAAATATCAAGTTACGGACGCAGAGAGCAAGGCAATTACAGTAAAAGAGTACATCGACGAAGAATTGACAGATACAAAAGAAAATGTATCACAGGGAACGGACATTGAATTTAATCTGTCAAAGTTTGCAGAGCTGGGAGAGGATGCAACACATACACTCATGATCGAAGCGACAAATACGGACGAAAGCACAGCATACAGAACGGTTACTTTTACAAAGCTGTCGGACAAGCTGCAATTTGAGCTTAAGCCGATCGAGACGGATGCACCAGCAAAAAAGATCGTTGTACAGTTAGATTACAAAAAGACCGGAAACCCGGAAGTAAAAGTGGAAGCCACAAACTGCGCATACAACGCAGAAGTAAAGTGGGAAGACATTACGGAGAACGTAAAAGCGAAGACAGCGCACACGTTCGAGAATGAAGACTTTGACAGTGAACGCTACGGCGTAGCTGTAAGAGTAACTATTACAAAGAACGAAAACACAGAGCGCGTATACTGCAACGGCGTAGGTGTCCAGTTCGACTAAGGAGGTGCAACATGATTAAATTACTTGAAAAAAGCCTTAAGGCGAAACGCGAGGAAAAGAACCGTATTGCGGAACTTGAACAGAGCGTTACAGAACAGGAACTTGAAGGACTGGAGAAAGACCAGCAGATTACAGACTTGGAACTTGCAGTATTAGAATTACAGAAGGGAGCATAAGAAAATGGCAAAGACAACTACAACAACACATTCAAAGAGATTTTACACATTACAGAAGAGATATGAGCGCGGCGGCTGTACAAAGGACCAGCTTCACAGATTTGTTGAACTGGAAGCATTGACAGCAGAAGAGTACAAAGAGATCACAGGCGAAACGTATGCCGAGTAATGATGTGACAGTGCTTGAAATTATTGACGGGCTGTGCAAGGTGACAGAAACGCTTGCACAGCTGGTAAACAAACAAGCAGAAGTGATCGCACAAGCCGACATTGCAGAAGAGATCAAAGAAGAACTTGAAACAATGAGAAACGGCACAGACCTTCAAATGGATGTACTCGAATATAAAATGCGTAAAATATTGTAGAAATAAAGCACCGGGCGTGGGTCCGGTGCTTTTAATTACGACAAAGGAAAGGAAAAGAAAGCATGATACAAGGCACAAACATTCTGACACCAGAACAGATAGAGATCGTCAGAACCGTTGTGGCGTGGCTTGCTGGAATAGGAATTGTCGTTGATCTAACACCGGGTATAAAAATTCAACCTGTGCGCTGGATTCTTCGGCAGCTGGGAAATTTGCTATTATCAGACGCAAAAACGGAACTTAAACAAGTAAACGAGCGATTAGACACGCTGCAAAAGGATTTAGAAGACCACAAGGTCGATAGTTGGCGATGCGAGATTTTAGACTTTTCAAACAGCTGCATAAACCACAGAAGGCATACGAAAGAAGAGTTCGACCACATAATTGATACTTGCGACAAGTACGGAAAGTATATTGACGAACACAATTTGCGCAACGGTCAAATAAGCCTTGCAGAAACATACATAAAAGAAATATACGAAGAGTGCATGAAGCAAAACGATTTTATAACGAAAGAGGAAGGGGGAAAAGAAGGATGATAAAAGCAATCATAGCTTTCATTGTTGGTTTTGTTGCGTGTATGGCGATTGTATACACAATCAATACAGTGCAAAGAAGACGAACAAGAAAGAAAAGGAAACCAAGAAAGGACGGGGAGAAAGTTACGACGACAAAGATTGTATTGTTTTCTATCCTGTTCACGTATTTTGCGGCTTTTGCGCTGGCAATGTATATCGTAATATGCAAAGACACGACGGAATTGTCAAACTTACTCACGTTTGTAGGTGGCGCGACAGTATTTGCAGTTGCGTTCTATTGCTGGAAGGCAAAAGCGGAAAATTTAGAGAAAATCAGAAAAAGTGCTGGACTTGACGGGACACTATCTGATTACAGCAATTTAACATCACAATAACAAAAGGAGGAATTGATAATGGCAAATGTAAAATGCGCATGGGCGGCAATCGACGAAAACGGAAAAGCCAGAGGGGGCAAAGCCGGAGATCAGACAGGGCGTGAATGTCGCGTGGGTAGCTGGTACAACTTCGGTCAAAAAATGGCATACAGATGGAAAGATAGAAAAAAAGCGGAAGAGTACGCAAAGATCATTACCGCATTTTGCAATAATAAAAACATCGGGTACGATCAGAACGACCGCGTCACACTGTTTAATATTCTTAAAGAAAACAACTGGGACTATACAAAGGTAAATAAACCAGTAGAGTGCGACTGTTCAGAAATTGTAGGATGCGCAATCAACTGCGTAGAACGGAGAGAGGTTGTGCCGTCATGGATTTATACAGGAAACCTTGCGGTGCTGCTGGAAAAAACAGGGCTATTTGAATCGGTATTGACAGGAGCAAAATATTGCAGCAAATCAGATTATCTTATGATCGGGGATATTTGCAACAATCCCGGAAGACACGTTATCAGTGCAGTTGAAGACGGGGAACTTGCCGGAAAGTCCAGCGGAAACAAGGTGGCAGAACCGACACTGCGCAAAGGGTCAAAGGGTTCACAGGTAACAAAGTTACAAAGAAATCTCAATACGCTTAAGATCACGGATGCTTCCGGGAAAGCATTAGAAGTAGACGGAATTTTCGGAGCGTGCACAAAAGAAGCAGTAAAGAAATACCAGAAAAAGTACAAGCTGGAGATCGACGGCGTTTACGGAAAGAAGTCTTACGAGAAAATGAAAACATTGATTAAATAACAGGAGGGAAAGAACATGGAACATATCACAGCATTAACAGTTGAATTATTAGTAGCAATCATTGCATTTGCGTTCGGAAAATGGGTGGTGCCGAACACACCAAAAGCAGTGCTTGACAATCTTAAAACGCTTAAAGACTGGGCGGCGCAGTTTGTACGTTATGCGCGCGAGTTCTTAAGCGACAAGACCGGGGAAAAGAAAATGGAAACCGTTGTACAAATGCTGGCAGAGATCGCAAAGAAAGAAAAGATTGACGTAACAGAAGAACAGCTGAAAGCGATTATACAGACAGCGTATGAAGAAATGAAAGCCGGGGAAGCATCGGCGGGAGCACTAGAAGCAGAACCACTACAGGAAGCGTTCACGCCGCAGAGCATTTCAATTCATATCGAGCAGCCAAAAAACGGAACAGTGGCAGTGGCAACGGACGACGTACCGGAAGGGGCACTGGAAGAGAACAAAGACGGAACAATCAATACATATAACGAAGCCGGAGAAAAGACAGGGACGATCACAAAAGAGGAAATGAAAAAAGCAGCAAGCAACGTTTCGGATATTGTAATTGATAAGTGAGAAAAACTAATGCCACAGGACAGCTGATACACGAAAAATAAGACGAAAAGACCGTAAGTGGAGGAATACACCACCTACGGTCTTTTTTACGTTTATACGGTAAATATCGCGTCATATTGTTTTGAAAGTATATTCAATGCCGCTTTCAGTCGCGGCGATTGTGTCAAGCTGGTTTTTATAGCAGCCACGGGCAGCAGTCGCACGGGCTTTTCTGATCGCTTCATTTTGGCTTCTGGCATTTATGCGCAGCCAGTCAATGCGGACGCCATCATTGTTAATAATGGATATTGTAAAGGATTTATGCACAATGCGTTTTACAACACCTTTGCCGTTGCACTGGTAGCAGTGCCCGGTCATACCGGATTTGTATATAAACTTTCCGGAACCGTTGCACTTGCTACAAGTGATCATATCAGACATATTCACACCCCCATTACATTGTACCGATAAAATCAGAACTGGTCAGCGCAAAGAACTGCGCTGCGTGTATAGTTGGAAATTTTGGTATTTCCCATGTGATATTATCGTATACAATCTTATACACGCCGTCTTTGTTTACGGTCAAATAATATTTGTCAGCAGCACTTTTTCGGTCTGCTGGGTGCGTGTCATGTACCATGAATGAAAGACCATTCTTTCTGAAACGTCTATTATAAGATTTTCCCATATCATCGACATTCTTTCTGGGCGGCAGCAACGCCGCCCGTGTAGTTATTAGTCAAGGCAACATTCCATTGAAATTGGATATTGCGCCTTTAATTTTTCAAAAGCCGCCTTTGTGACCCGAAAGCTATGCCATTTTTCAATTTTCTTCTGGCAACCATCAACCCAGTGAACTTCAAGTTCTGTTATGCCCCTACCTTTTAATTCAAGCGGGGTATCAACAATATAATGCTTGCCGTAATATGAAAGCGTAGCTTCCATTTTGACTTCTGGCTTACGCTGTCCCATTTCTGGGGTGTAGCAGTGCAGCCCGTTTATTCTATCTTCCATGTAAATGATTTTTCCCATATCGTTTGCCCTCCGTGTTCTGTATTTCTTTAACTGTCTTTATTATATACTTACGGAAGTATAAAAACAATCGACAGAATGTACAAATATACTTCCGTAAGTTTGTGTAATATGTATACTTCCGTAAGAAATAAAACAGTGGTATACTTACGGTATAACATAAAAGGAGGTAGCGAGAATTGCCAGAAGAAAAAAAGACATATGCAACACCGAGAGGGGCAGCAGCTACAAAAGCAAAAAACAAGTACCGCGATAATAAATATGATCGCATGGAAGTAACGGTGCCTAAAGGGATGAAGGCGGCAGTTGAAGAACGGGTTGCAGAAGGCGCAGCACGTTCAAAAAATGACTATGTAGTAAAAGCGTTATTAGAAAAAATGCAAAGGGAGGGAAAACAGTTTGAACAATCTAATTGAATGGGAAGGCGCAAAAGAACAGATCAAGAATGCGTTGCAGAGCTGGTCGCCACACTTTGAATTGCTAAGATCAGAAGATACAGCGGACGAACAGATATTGATGCTTTTTATTCTTTCAGACACAACAAAAGAATGGAAGCTGTACAATGACGCACCGGAAGAGGTGGCAGAAGATTTCGCAGACTATACCGCAGACGCAAAAGACGAATTACTGGAACGGATAGGATTTGACCTGTCAAAGTATGAACATAGAATGTTGACAGACAGGCTGGCTGATGAAATGTCAGTGGAGCTGAAGCAACTAATGGAAAGATATGAAAAAGAGACAAACAAAGATATTAAAGAGCTTTATTATAATACGCTAATGTATTGTGAATGGGTCATACTGCCGGAAGAAGAACTGGAAGAAAGATACGAACAGGAACTATAGATCAAGAAGGGAGTCTAAAAAACATGATAACAAACGCGTTTTTACAACTCATAAACGGAAGGGAATACGCAGTGCAAGCAGAGGTGGAAGAAACACAGAAATAAGGCGCGACATGGTAAGAAATATTGAACTGGAGCGAGAAAACAGCGGACACATAGGAATTGCGGGAAATTGCGAACGAATTACAATGGTACAAAATGCGCCGCATTATAATGAGATCGAGCCGGAAAGACTTGAACAATTCAGATAAGGGCACAGGAAGAGGGAAACATGGAGACATACCACAAAGCGACAAAAATTGTATTGAAGAAAGATGAATGTTCAGTATGCGGGAAAGGACTTATTTTTAAAGACTGGAACGAAAACGGTGCCAGAATTTACGAATGTGCACATAACGGATTCGTGCACCATGAAACAAAAGTGATAGGGAGAATAACGCGGACGGAACAAGAAATATTAAACAGATACATACCGGAGACATTAAAAAGAAATAGACTACAAGGGTTGCTTCTTGATGCGGAGGTAACAAGACAGAAAGACGGGGCGATCTGAATGGAAAGAGGAAAAGAGTGGACGGAAGACAAGATATACAAAATGCTTAAAGCGGAAGAAGAGAAAAAAGAGAAGAGAATAAAAAGACGGAACAAGAAACCAGAATATATGCGAAGGGTACAAACCGATGAAGGAGAAACAAAGATATTCTGCTGGTACGAGGAACAACCAGACGCAATAGAAATTTTATTAGAAATTAAAGGCGAGGAAGAATATATTACAAGAGATGCGACAGTAAAAGAATTTGAATATCTGCACAACGCAATACGAAACGGAACACAACCGCATAAAATACAAAGGGGGGCGGGGCAATAATTGAAAAAAGAAGAATATATGGAAATAGGGGAAAAGTTCTGGAAAATGGACACTGCAATTATAAATTTCTGCGGTATGCCGGAGGATATACACCAACCAATTAAAGGATATATAATAAAAGGGCTATGCTTGGGACTGACGAAATATAATGAACATATAAGAACAAATTTATTCAAGCAGTATCTAAAGGACTTTCCAAAAGATAAAAACAACCCGTTTTCAAAAGGCGGGTGGACAATGTTCAAAGGAAATGGACTGTAAAATAAAACCCCAGCATGAAGCAGACTTGCTGGGGTTTATCTATGTTGTATTAACTTAACACCACCCACGGGTGCGCTGGATTCTAAGAACGCAAGAAGTCTTATGGAGAAGCTGTCCGGCCTGAATCGTGACGAACAAGCTACGATCCTGATGGTAACCCATGATTCCAATGCCGCCAGCTTCTG